CTCTGAATCTAATATATTTATGACACCATCTTTCTAATGTTTTTTCTAACTTACTGGATTCAACTTGTTTTCGTTTTCGCATCTAATATAGCCTTACATTTTAATATAGCTAATTTTAATTGTTTACGTTCGTTTTCTATCTTGCTTGATTTTAATAATGTTTCTAATAAATCAATATGGGATTTAATTACTTCGGGTGTTAATTCTGTTACTTTCATTGGAATAACCCCTCTTGTATTGGTTCAAAGTGGTTTCTAGCACAATTAAGAATATATTCGGCTACTCTAGGATTTACCATATTACGCAACATTTTACGCTTATTTTTAGATTTATAATTATCTAAATTATAACCATAAACCGTAGAACTACCATTTATATCATTATGAACTCTATCGTCTTTTATTTCTGTTTGTGGTATATTAAAATTACTCCAGAATAAATGTCTATGCAATTCTACATTAGCATTGATTAATGGTTTGTAATAAGGCTTTACATTTTCAATTACCCATTTACATTTACTAAAATACTTTAATAAAATTATTTCCTGATATAATGACATTTCTGGATAAATCGCATTTACTTGCCCACTATGAACGCCACACCTTCTAATATCTGAATGACTTGGACAAGGTGGCGAACTCCATATAAAATCAAACTCTTTATAATGGTCTAACAAATATTGATGTGCATCTGCGACTATAACTTTATCATCTGGATAAAAATCCTGGTATATTGCTGCAATTTCAGGGTCGAGTTCTATTGCAGTAACATCTACATCAGCCCATAGTTTTCGATTACCACCGATGCCTGCATACAGATTTAGTACTTTCATTTATTCCTCCCACTTAATAGCTTCGTGTAAACTCGTTATAAACAACCCTTTGTCAAACATTCTTTTAGCCTGGTTTAAGTTCTTAGCTTGTTCTTTTTTGTCTTTTCCTGGCATTTTATCCTTCACTTTGAACCATATTACAGTATCCGAGAATAAACATTTACCTTTTTTCACTTCCATAATTAACCTAATGCGCTTAATATTTCTTTTAATGCCCAATATTCTGGATTATTAGTTAATGTTAATAATTCACTATAAACTTCACAATATCCCACTCCAGCGATAAGTAATGTAGTGAAAAAGAAAATCGCACTTACTATACTACTTTCCTCCCAATCATTTAAGAACGATATTATAAAAAGTAAAATCGAGCACACTATTACAACGCCACCGCCAAACAGCCAAATATCCATCCATAAATTACACAAAATTATTTCTACGTTGACTTGTTCTAATAATATACTCCAAAGATGTTCTGCCGTTGTCCCTAATTCTGCTGCGAGTTTTGTTAATAATTCTGTTAATTGTTCCATCTTAACCTCAAATTTATTTTACAATATAATATTATCTTTATTAATGTCAATTAAAAAATACTTGGTTTTGTTATATTTGTTTCTAAATTCTTAAATCTGGTATATTGTTTTTCAAAAAATACTTTTGCGGTTCCCGTAGCCCCGTGCCGATTCTTAGATACCATAATTTCACATAATCCCTCAGTGGAGTTCCCGTCACCATCTTGCATAATATTATAGACTTCCGGACGGTATAAGAATAATATTGAGTCTGCATCCTGTTCGATGCTCCCTGACTCCCTTAAATCCGATGGTAATGGTCTTTTATCAGGTCTACTCTCAACTGCTCTGTTAAGCTGCGAGAGGGCTAATATAGGGACTTTTAATTCCTTAGCTAAACCTTTTAACCCTCTTGATATTTTAGACACTATATCTTCACGACTATAACCCGTACCATTCATTAATTGCAAATAATCAACTACTATCATTTGTATATCTTCTTTATGGCATACTTTCCTTGATGTGCTTTTTATTTGTTGTAATGTTTGTCCTGGTATATCAGAAATGAATAAATTTAATCCCTTAATCTTATCAACAGCCTTATCGTAATCTTTGAAGTTAAAGTGTCCTGAATTAATACTATGAACTGTTTCGCCTAATTCGGAACTTATAGCCCTTACTATTAATTGTTCTTCAGACATTTCAAGAGAAAATATTAATGAATTAGATCTTTGTGCTAATTGCATAGCTAAGGCGGTTTTACCCATTGCCGGTCTGGCTGCTAAAACTACTAAATCAGTTTTCTTAAATCCGTGTAAGATAGAGTCTAAATCATATAATCCTGACATAATGCCATCGACCTTTTCAGTACCATCTTTTATTTTAATTAAATGATCGGTCACATTATTAATAATTTTATCAATTTTATTTACTTCGGTATTTCCATTAGACCCTATATCTAATATTAATTTTTCTGCATTCTCTAAAGTTTCAAAAGCATCCTCAGATTTACATCTATCATATAGGCTTTTAATTAACCTGAATATAGATTGCTCTTTTAATATCTTACAATGATGTTGAACATTAGCCCCTGTATTTACACCGGCAGATAACGACATAAGATATTCAGCAGGTACTTTATTCATTAATTTAGAATATAATGTAATGCTATCAATAGGCTCGTTAGAATCATATAGATTGCACATAGTATCAAATATTAATCTATTGCTTTCCTCTGCGAAATCATTAGTGTTAATTATTTCGAGTGCATCTAGTATTTTACTATTATCGTATTCTATACCACCTAAGATGGTTTTTTCAAGATTCATATATATTCCGGCATATAAATTATTTCGATATCATTGTCTTTCGCGTATTCGATTTCAGCATTAACCCCGATAGATTCTTTCCACCCATCGAGCTGCAGAACGTATAATATATCACATTTAGACAATAATGTCAAATCTTGAGATTTCCAGAATCCCCAATCTTTAGGCATATCCTGTAATTCTGCTATTGTATGGGAATGGGTTATCGGGGATATTACACAATATCCCTGCTTCATTAAATCCCCAGCTACATAAGAAACTTTATTGAACCTTTCCACTCTGATTAATTTATTCTTATGGAAATACGGACAAGCTAAATATATAGTTTTCATTTTAATCTCATTTTTGGTTAAATAAATTTTCTTCTTGCCATTGTTTTTTACGTCTTTTCATTAAATCTAAATATTTCTGGTATGCGGCACTTTTATGTTGTGAGAAACCTAAACCCTTACACCAATAGTCGTTTCTTAACAAAGATTTACATATCCTCCTATAACTTGGCACGTCTCTTTTGTTTTCTAAATTTAAGTCGACTTCATCTGGTATATCCGGGGCATATCCTCGTTCAATCCACCACTTACGGAATAATAGTATTTTGTTTTCGTAATGTTCTTTTGTTTTCTTTGGCATTGATTGGAGAAGCAATTCAGAGAAACTTTTCCAAGTATGTCCATCCGGTAATTTAATTTTATGATATCCGTTTATATTTCCATTGTCTTGGACATATAAAGCACCACTATTCGCACCGTTAACCCTTGCTACTACTTTAGCCCAAGTTTCCGGCTCTATCAGATGAAATAAATATAAACCTCTTCTTTGATCATCCCCATAAGGTTGACATATTCGAGCTTGATGGATTGTTAAACCAGCCTTATGCATATAATCATATAATTTATTATACTCTTTATCTCTAAACTTAGAATGATAAGTCCAGATATCTTGTGTTTTCCAATCGTATATAGGATATATATTAAAAACATTCTCTGTAACTTTGGTGGTCCATTGTTTGTTTTTTTTCATAGTCTTTGAAGTACTAGCAATAGTCCTGAACCTGTTCAATGACTCATCTGCTCTTATGCCTACCAAACAAGCACAAGACTTTCCCTCTGAATACCATTCACCAAACAAAGGGACAAACTCTTCAAACTCCATACCATCTTGGAAAAAACCAAAATACCCACCATCCCCTATTGCCATTTCTGGCTTTTGTCTAATCCAATTAGATTCCTGATCTTTATCCCAACATATCCATTTAGGCTCATATACGCTTACAGCATTTCTGAGGGCTATAGGCAAACAAACCCAATAAGGCTCTATGATATCTTTATATTTATTATACATTAAATCAGCGTGTTCCATTGTTAATTTATATTGTCCTTCTAAATCAACTAGCAGAACTCCAATTTTCCTGTTTTTTTCTTTGGCAACATCAGCGACCATATGGAGCATAGTGGTGCTATCTTTGCCAGCACTAAAACTTACATAAACCTTTTCAAAATTATCAAAAGTCCAATTAATCCTGTCAATGGCTCCTTTATAAACATTAAAACCTAAATTCTTCTTGGGCATTTGTTTCTCCTAAATGTTTGTTTTCCCAAACCTTTATAGCTTTATCGGCTTCTTTATTCGCTAACCTTTGTTGTTCTTCGGTTAAATATGACCAGGCGTGTCTGACTATGTCCTCTGGGCATCCCATTGCTAAAGCGCAAGCAGCGTGACCGACCCAAGCTTTTCTATTCTGTGATAAATCAGAAAGATTGTGCTCACAGGAATATATAAAGTTTTCAACAACTTTCAACATAAAACTTCCGTAAAGTTTATAATCTCCTGTAAACTCGATAGCTTCTTTGAGGTGTTTTTCTTTATCGTCCACAGAACCCCACATATTATAATTCACTTCTTCCCACTTCCAATATGGGTGGTGTATGCGTTTAATCGAGTGCTTCATAATCCTCCACTATTTCGTTTTCGCTTAATATATCAGCTTCCCACGCTTCAGTAAACTCTGAATCGGTAAACATTTCTGCAAGTCCACTAATCTGTGACAATCTCAAAACCTCATCTTGATCCATACCCAACTCACGAGCTATTTTCTTAGGTGACCAATTGCGTCTTTTTAATTCAACGACTATTTCGGACATAGAAT